TTTTTAATTTAGGATCACTTCCAATCATCCACGCAGGAAGTAGAAAAGATGCAAACTCAGATTTAGTATGCCTCGGTGGCATATTTACAATGAGTCTCTTAATTTCTCCAGTTTTTAATTTATTAAATTTTTCTGCAATAATTTTATGATGGTACCCTTCTATAAATTCAGGCCACATATGCTTAACAAAAGTTAAAAAATCATTGTTAATTTTTTTATGTTTCTGTTTTCTGTCCAATTGGACCAGGTACCGCTTTAACTGGCGTCTGGTATCAGGGGGAAGATTGTCTAAATTTTTTTCTAAAATTTTTTTTATATCAATATCTGGCATAAGTACTCTTATGGGTGTCAAAACGATTTTTACTCTGGATAACTCTCTAAATCAAGCTGTAAAGCAAAAAGTAGTGGGACCCCTTTTTAAAAAAAGAAATTCAACCTGTGCTAGATTTACTTTTTCCAGATCCGGTCTGGTACCTCTTTTGTTCCCCGAAGGGGAACAAAAAAATTTTTTCCCGCGGTAGTTGCGCCGCCCAAAATGGGCGACCCAAAATGGACATAGTGCCTGTTATTATTATTGACACTATATATTGCGAGATGTGGCGCGTTAGCGCCACAACCTATGATTGATCAGTCTAACAATACCATATACGCTTTGGCATTGTGTTTCATAAACCATGATAACTTATCTCTCATGTGTTGCCAATGCTTACTCGCACCTGTGCCAAGTTCCCTATCTTCTATAGTGGCTTGTACTTCATGCAAAAATATCTCATCATGTTTCTTTGCTTCTTCTTTTGTTAGCATAACAGATTCACCGTTGAATCTGTTTCTTCTTTCTTCTGTTTTTTCTGTTGTCATATTCCCCGCTTTGTTATAGTCCTATTATATCCCATAATAAAATAAAAGTCAATAGTTATTTTTATTTATTTATGCAACCTCTAGTAGAGAATCCTCATCTTCTTTATCTTCTTTTTTAATTGTGCCAATTTCTTTAGTTCCTTTATAATCGGAATATTCTCTAAAATAAGAATTGACTACATCTGTCATGTTGTCTTTAACATCATAGCACTCAATATTTTTAGTTGATGTTTCATTCAACCATTTATTAAAGGCGTCGTCTTGGTCTTTGCCTATAATTTGAGTTTTAATAACTAAAGTTATTTCTTGCTCAATCTCATATACTTTCTTACCAATGTCGCTATCGCATAACATTAGTTCCTTACATGCTGTCATAGTTTCCTCGCTTTCTAAATCCTATTATATCCTATAATCAAATTAAAGTCAATAGTTATTTTACATTTATTGTTTTATATGTTTGACCTTGTCTATAACCCATATCGTAAGTATGTGTTGTAACCTTAACCGGTGTTTCCTTTGGCTTTGTTGTTGGATTTAAGTTAGCAACCTCACGACAAAACTTTCTTAAAAAATAAAACAAACAATTTTGATTACAAAAATAATCATAAATATCTGGTGTATCATCATTAGAGTAATTATATCTGCCTTGTTTAATCTTAACAGTTCTTAAAACTTTATTGTCGCCAGACCCTCGTACCCTTGATTGTGTTTCAACCTTATGGCAATCTGGATTATGACACCAATTATAATTTGTCATAATATACTGTCCTTTGTTGTTTCAGTTCCATCTGCATTAATTTCAAATTGATTATCTTTAAATCTAATTGCATTTAACCTCTTTTGTTTTTTTATCTCTTGATTATTTTTATACTCACGCCAATAGTAAAAGGCGCTGGATAATCCAGCGCCTAAAACTATAAGAATTAAATCTTTTAACATTATGCTATTGCCTTAATAGTCCACTCAATAGGGTCATTAGTAGCATGACGCCAATCGCCTAACCAACCAGTTTTACTAACAGCGTCTTTATCCCAATAGATAAATCTATCAACACCATTTTTATCTGTAAAGATTTTACCTAAAGCTCCATTAGGTTTTCCTTTACTTGCTCGTCTAGTTATGATCTTTCCACCATTTGGAATTGGTTGACCATTATGAGTTCTTGCAAAGTATGTTATGTAAAACTCATTCGGCATTAAGTTTATGTCTTTCATATATCCTCTTTCTTATTTATTTATTAATGGGAGTTTATCATAAACTCCCACTAATGTCAATAGTTAATTTACACTATTTTCAGATTGTTTTTCGTATAACAATCTCTCAGCTATTTTCTCAGCTCTTGATTTTTCTTTCTTGTTCTTCATTCCTTTTATTCTATCAGCTAGATTTTTAGGATTGTAAATTGTTAGACCGGTTGAATTTGTCCTAACAATTTCAGCGTCAGTAATTGCAAGTCCTAATTCATTTGCTAACTCAATAGCTTCATCTAAATATTTATATCCTTTTAAACCGATCTTAATTTCTTTCATTTGGTTTAAAATAGATTTAATCCATTTAGCATGAGAAATAACAAATTTACCTTTGGCTTGTTTCCAATCTTCCAACATCATAAACTCCTCTTTAGAACAAGCAATCGATCTGTCTCTACAATATTCTCTACCAATTAAATCAAGTTTATATTTGTCGTTCCACTCTTTACCATAACCATTTTCATCATCATCAGCTCGAAGATATTTATTATTAGCGTCTTGAAATTTAGTTAAATGTGGATTGCCATTTTTTCCATCTTGTTCGATATTTATATCTGCGTTGCAACCCTCTTGTGCGTTTATTTCATCACGATATAAAGCATAGCCATAGTTTTTATCACTTGAATAACTATCGCTTTCGCCCTCGATACTACCATTTAATCTAAAATCAAAATGTTTCTCAATAGCTTTCTCTACCATTGTTGGATTGTTGTCGTAGTCTCTTTCTTCAACTTGTCCCATGTAATGAAAATGGAAACAGCTATCGGGAGCAATTGTATTTACATTTTGATATTTGTTTTGTAGATAATGCGCAAGTTTAACATCTTCCATTGGATATTGTCGTCTAACTATTTTCTCAGCTAACGCCCACGCATTGTCATTTATGTCAATTTGATCGCCTTTTAAATTGTCATAGTTTTGTTTTTCAACAGTATCTTCTTGTTCAAGATGAACACGCATACGATTTGCGATCTTGTTTCGATACTCTTGGTTTAGTCTTATTCTACTCATTTGTCCTTTCTTTCTTTTAGTTTTTCAAGATTACTACATCTTTTTATTTGCTCATTTACTTTCTTAATTTCTGAAAGTATATAGATTTGTGTTTCTTGTAAAGCAAATAATTTGCCATAAAGATTTGCAGTTCTTGATACATTGTTAATCATGTTTGCACTATCAAACATTTCATCTGCTATTGTTTTTTTATTTGTTTGCATTTGTACCTCTTTCATATTTATAAATGTATCTTATATTATATAAGATTAAATGTCAATAACTATTTTAAATAATTTGGCTCAAAATGGACACTTAGCTTATTGACTTCTCTTATAAAATCTTATATAGTAAGTATCAAGCTCCTGAGTTAAGAGCTTTAAAATAACTGACTCGGGACAACTTCTGGTTGTGAAGTACATTAAGCAATAGCTGAAATTACCAACGACCAGAACTGATCCCTGATCCAACAACCGACATATGAGGGCGCTGGGCTAGACGTAGCGTGTTGGATCTGGGATCAGGTTGAAATAACATTGGCCTCTGGCCTGAAGATCGGCCGGGCCTGATCCCAGATCCATTGTGTAGAGGACTTAATTGACTGCAATGGATCTGGGATCAGATCAGAGGTTACAGCATCTCGTACAGTTGCTGGTGAAAGGATCTATTAGTGCTTGTGTGTGCACCTCCACTTGTGCGAAGAGATCCACTCTGGCCTGATCGCCAAGCAACAAGCGACAAGCCTAAAAATAATGCTTGACAATTGATCTGGGATATTATAAGATATCTCAAACAACAGAAAGAGGAAACATGAGTACAAGATCAAATATAGCAATAGAAGATCCCAAAACAAAAAAGGTGAAAGTAATATACGTTCACTGTGATGGGTATCCATATGGCGTTGGTAAAATCTTAAATGATCATTACAACAATAAACAGCTGGCTAGTCTCCTGTTTAAGCAGGGAGATGCGTCATACCTAGGCGATACTCTAGATGAGTGTAGTTTCTACTCTCGAGATTGGAACAGGAAAGAAGATCCAGCCCGAACGTACAGGGATGAGTGGATGTTTATGTTTAATATGCGTGGAGATGTGTTCATCGAATATATTTATTTATTTAAAGATAATAGATGGCACGTATCAACTTCTAAATATGTTAAAACTCCAGATGGTTATGATAGCAATGTAAATTATTATACCAAGTTTGAGCCTGTGAGCCTGAACAAGGAATACATAAAAAACAAAGACAAAGCCGAAAAACACGTGGAAGTTAAAATGATTTCCCAAATGGGAAAGATGTTAAGCGGTGCGGGCTATGGAGATGATAACGTTATAGTACAAGGTGGAAGTGCCAAAAAAGCAAACTAAAATACAGGACCTGGCGGCAGCAATGCCGCCTGGCCACTTTAGAATGATTCTAAGTTACAAGCCTCAAGCGGCAAGCAACAAGCCACAAGCGCCTGAAGCAACAAGCGCTTGACAAAATAGAATTATAAGATTATATAAGATTTAGAAAGTGAGGATATTATGAATTTAAAAGAAGCTAAAGAAATAACCGGCGGCCTGTCAAGCCCATCGAAAATGCCTGGCTATGCATATAACCTGCCAGCATGGAGATGTATAACTGGCGTCAAGCTGCAAGCGGTGCCGGGCTCTGTATGTTCTGGCTGTTACGCCATGAAGGGACGCTACAGGTTCAGGAACGTTAAGGAAGCACTCGAGCGAAGGCAGCAAGCATTGACTCACCCGAGATGGGTAGAGGCCATGACGGTCCTGGTCACACACTACAGCAAAAAGGTTTCGTTCTTTAGGTGGCATGACTCAGGCGACCTGCAGGGGGCTCATCATCTCAAGAACATATTCGAAGTATGTATACGTACACCACAGGTCCAGCACTGGATGCCAACACGCGAAGTGAAGCTGTTGACTCTTCTAGATCCAGCTGTGGTACCAAAAAATTTAATCATTCGTGTGTCCTCGCATATGATAGACCAGGCGCCAGTTAAGTTCTGGCCCCATACGTCAACAGTTGTTCAGGCAGGCAAGACCTGCCCAGCAGCTGAACAGGGGAATGCATGCGGTGACTGTAGACAATGCTGGAATAAAGATATAAACAACGTGGCGTATCCATTACACTAATGAGAAGACCCATCATAACACAGGCCTGGCTGGCCGACTTCGAGAGAAGAAAGCTACAAGCAGAAGTGGACAAGCGCGCACAACCTGAGGTTGCAAGCAACAAGCATCAAGCATCAAGCGCAGAAGTCTACAAGCGTCAGGTTACAAGCCGCAAGCGACCATCACCAAGTGATTCGAAAAATTTTTCTAAGTCTTCAAGCGACAAGCAACAAGCGTCTTGATTTTTAAATCCCTCTTTAACAAGTGCCAAGATACAAGTACCTGGAAACAATTTGCAGGAGCCCTGACTGGGCTTCTTGGCAAGTATAAA